GATGTTTAGAGCAAGCAGGGAAAGCTACAAAAAAGAAATAGATGTTATAAACAAAGCCGAAGAAGAAAAAAGCAAAAAGCAATCAGAACTTTACAACACTTATCTAGAAACCTTAAAGAAACTACAAAAAGAACACGATGTTAATGTAGAAAACCTAGAAAAAGAAAAAATGATAAAGTTAGACAAAATGGTAAAAGAATACAAAGGAAGTCCAGAAGATTTAGCCAAAGATTTAGGCGAGATGTTTGGAGTGGATTATGTGGAATAAAATTTTATCTATCTTGTTAAGCATTAGCTTGGTTTGCTTGCCTTTCTACGCTTACGCTGGTGAAGCAGATCCAGACGACAGTCTTATAACAAACGGCAAAGTTACTGTTCTTTCCCAAGGAGCAACTGCCCCTTATACAGGTATTTTATTTGACATTCCAGCAGCAACAAAGTTAAAGCTCGATAAAGAGTTTGCCCAGAAAGAGTTTGAGTTAAAGTTAGATTTAGAAAAAAGACTTTTAACAGTAGAACACAACTTAAAGTTAGGAATAGTTCAGACAAATCTAGATTCATTAAAATCTAAACACGAAGCTCTTATGAAGATAAAATCAGAAGAGATAGAAAGACTACAAGAAATAATCAAAGACAGCCCTAACGACTGGAACCAAGTTTGGTTTATTGGAGGCATTGTAGTAGGATGCCTTCTTTCTCTTGGAGTTTATTACGCAGCAGTTGAGATAAGTAAGTGAAAGACAAAGACCCCAACTATGTTGTTAAGTTAGAGAAAGCCATTGCCGAGAAATACGGCAAAGAAGCTATTCAAAATCCAAAGTCTGGCTGGACCCCAGAGAAAGAAAAAGAATACATTGAACAAGTAAAGAAAATAAAAGAAAAAAGAAACCAAAAACAAGACGCCTCAGAAAAGGTTGAAACTAATGGGTTTTTGATTAATAAAAAACTACTTAATAGAGAACAAAAAAGAAACTGTCCTGTTTGCGAAAGTTATTCGCTAGAAAAAAGAGATGATGTCTATATGACAAAATTTGATTGTTGTTTTAAATGTTACATACAGTATGTAGAAGATAGAGAGGAACGTTGGAATACAGGATGGCGTCCAAATACAGGAGATAAAAACAATGGCTAGTAAAGAAGATTTAGAGGTAATCAGAGCAATCGGTCAAGCAGCAGCTAATGCTTATGACGGAGCTTTGGACGACAAAGGCGAACCTATTGAAATCGGTCTAGACAGAGAAAACGGAAACCCTATTCTTCACAGTCGTATTGTTGATGGTTTTAAAGTAAAAATGGTTGGAAAAAACCTTTGTGTTACTTATCAATCCGATGTTTTCCTGAAAGATGTTCACGATAATGGTTTTGAAAACGACCTTGAAAGAAAAATAAATGACGTTACTTCCTTCTTAAAAGAAGAGTTTAAGAAAATCACTAACAAAACACTTAGCCTTAAATCTCTTGGCGACGTAGACGCAAAAGTTCAGCAAACTTCCCGTGTTAGAACATTTGTTGTTGCAAGCAAGATGTATGAGGTAGGAAACCTTTCCAGCGTTGAAGCTGTGGAGGGAGAGACGAATGTGAAAGGTCTACACAGAAGATTGGACGAAAGCTTCCGCTCTTTCCTCGCAGAAGGTGCATGGAAGGCTTAGTAGACAACTTGTCTGAACAATGTCTTATAAGTTAACCAAAAAAGAGATACTAGCAGAGATTGTTAAAGCGGGAAAAGAACCGTCTTACTTTATCAACAACTATGCTAAGATTCCTCACCCTCTAAAAGGGCTAATACCTTTTAAGCTGTATGACTTTCAAGAGCAGCTATTAGACGATTTTAATGACCATCGTTTTAATGTAATCTTAAAAGCAAGACAGTTGGGTATTTCTACTATTTCTGCTGCTTATATTTCTTGGCTTATGATGTTTCATAGAGACAAGAACATTCTTGTTATTGCTACAAAGTTTGGAACAGCAGCAAACCTTGTAAAAAAAGTAAAAGCTATTATCAAGTATCTTCCTCCTTGGATGAGAATTGCAAACATTGAGATTGATAATAGAACTTCTTTTGAGCTTTCTAACGGTTCACAGATTAAAGCTTCTTCTACTTCCGCAGACGCAGGTCGTTCAGAAGCTCTTTCTCTTTTGGTTATTGACGAGGCAGCGCACGTTGACGGACTAGATGACCTTTGGACTGGTCTATACTCTACTCTATCAACTGGTGGTCGTTGTATTGCTCTTTCAACTCCAAACGGATGTGGTAACTGGTTTCATCAAACTTACATTGATGCAGTAGCAGAAAAAAATGATTTCTATCCTACAAAGTTAATGTGGGACATTCATCCAGAACGAGGACAAGAATGGTTTGAAAAAGAAACAAGAAATATGTCTAGGCGTCAAGTTGCACAAGAACTTGAATGCAACTTTAATATGTCTGGTGAAACAGTTTTTCATCCAGACGATCTTGTTCACATAGAGCAATCTGTACGACCTCCAAAATACAAAACTGCTTTTGATAGAAACTTTTGGATTTGGGAAGAACATCAGCAAAACTCAAATTATCTTATTACAGCAGATGTAGCAAGGGGCGATGGAAAAGATTATTCTACTTTCCACGTTGTAAAAATAGAAACAAATGAAATTGTAGGAGAATACCAAGGAAAGTTAACACCAGATATTTTTTCTGGTATACTTTACGATGCCGGGAAAGAATACGGTGATGCAATGATTATCGTAGAAAACCTTGCAGCAGGACACACAGTATTGGACAAACTAACAGAAAGAGAATACCCAAACATTTATCATTCTTATAAATCTACACACGAGTATGTTGACCAAGTAACAGCAGAGTATTCCAACAGCGCAGTCGCAGGGTTCAGCACAACAAGCAAAACTCGCCCTCTAATCATCGCAAAAATGGAAGAATTCATTAGAAATAAACTACTTACGATATATTCTACAAGATTATTAGAGGAGATGAAAACTTTCATCTGGCATAATGGTCGCCCACAAGCAATGAGAAAGTATAATGATGACTTGGTTATGGCTTGTGCTATCGGCTGTTGGGTGCGAGATACAGCGTTTGAAACAAACAAAAGAGACTTAGAATACAAAAAAGCATTTCTTGATTCTATGATGACTACAAAAAAAGAAATCAATACAACAATCCCAGGAATGCAAGGATACAAATCAGTAAAAACACAAAACATAGCTAAACAATACAAAGACTTTAATTGGCTTTTAAAAGGATAACAAATGGCTGGCAAGAAAAATACAAGAAATCCACAAAGTAATCTCTTTAAACAACTTACCCGTTTGTTTTCAGGTCCTATTACAGATTATAGAAGACAGAATCCCAGAAAAGAAAAACGCCGCCAGCTAGATAAGTACAGCTTCCAATCCGCAGGTGGATTAGAGTTTAAAAAAAGTGCTTATGATCCTTATAAAAACCTTGGAGCAAACTTCTTTAATAATCAAAGTCGCATGGAAAGATACCTTGACTTTGACCAAATGGAATACTCACCAGAGCTTCACTCTGCTCTCGACATTTACGCTGATGAAATGACAACTTCCAACGAGTTTAGCCCTCTTTTAGGTATTGCTTGTCCTAACGAAGAAATCCGCTTTACTCTTGAGAACCTTTATCACAACATTTTAAACATCGACTTTAATCTTTTTGGTTGGTGTAGAACAATGTGCAAGTATGGAGATTATTTTCTTTACCTTGACATTGATGATGAAACAGGTATTAAAAACGCTATTGGTCTTCCAGCAAAAGAAATCGAACGCTTAGAAGGTGAAGACCCTAAAAACCCAAACTACGTCCAGTTTCAATGGAACTCTGGCGGTCTAACTTTCGAAAACTGGCAAATGGCTCATTTTCGTATTTTAGGCAACGACAAACACGCTCCCTACGGGACTTCGGTCCTCGACCCTGCTCGCCGCATTTGGCGACAACTGACGCTCCTTGAAGACGCTATGATGGCTTATCGTATTGTTCGAGCACCAGAAAGAAGAGTATTTTACATCGACACTGGTAACATCTCTCCCGAAGATGTCGAACAATACATGCAAAAAGTCATGACCCAAATGAAGCGTAATCAAGTTGTAGACGCTGATACAGGTCGAGTGGACCTTCGTTATAACCCTATGTCTGTTGAAGAAGACTATTGGGTTCCCGTTAGAGGAGCTACCAACACTCGTATTGAAAACCTCCCAGGAGGAACTTACACAGGCGACATTGACGATGTTAAGTATTTAAGAGATAAGCTATTCAGCGCAATCAAAATCCCTGCTTCTTATCTTTCAGCAACAGGCGAGCAAGGAGAAGACAAAACAACACTCTCTCAAAAAGACATTCGTTTTGCTAGAACAATCCAGCGTCTTCAAAGAGCAGTTATTTCTGAGCTTGAAAAGATTGGTGTTATTCATCTTTACACTCTTGGCTTCCGTGGAGAAGATTTAATTTCTTTCTCTTTGTCCTTAAACAACCCATCCAAGATTGCTGAACTACAAGAACTTGAGCACTGGAGAACAAAGTTTGATGTTGCTTCTTCTGCTACAGAAGGCTTTTTTAGTAAGCGTTGGATTTTTGAGAACTTGTTTAACATGTCGCACGAAGAAATCAGCCGCATTCAAAGAGAAAAGTTCTATGATAAAAAATACGACACTGCTCTTGAAGGCACAACAGAAGAAGCTCTGGGTGGTCTTGGTGGAGCCGCAGATGCTTTTGATACAGGCGCAGAAGGAGACGTATTCGATACTGAGGGTCTTGGAGACGAAGAAGGCGACGCAGCAGATGCTCTTGGTATGGAAGAACCTGAAGCTGAAGCTCCTGAGCCTGAAGCAGAGGCTTCTCCAACAGGCGGTCTTATTACAGCCCCAGGAAACAGAGATGATAAAGAATATAAAGTAACTGCTGTAGATCCTATGGGAAATAAAAAAACTACCACTACTAAATCTAAATATAAATGGCACGAACCAGCAGGACACGATAGACGTTCTTCTTCTGGACCAAGAAAGCGGCAGTTCGCAGCACAAGCCACACCAGGCTACGGTCCAATGAAAAGTTTAGGCAAAGGTATAGTTGCAGAGGAACTTGCTACTACTTATAAAAAGGAAGAGGAACTTTTGTTTCAAACAAAGCAAAGCATTGATAATCTAATAGCTGGATTGGAGAGTAAGAAAAAAGATGAAGTTTAAACATAATAAAAAAAGAAATACTGCTTTTGTTTTTGAAAGCTTAGTAAGAGAAGTCGTTAAAAGCGTCATCGCAGAAGATTTAAATCGTAAAAATAAAATCATCAAAACACTTAAAAGATTTTTTAACAAAGAAACTGAACTTTATAAAGAGTTGCAAATCTATAACTCTATTCTTGAAACAAAAGAAATGGACAAAGACTTAAAAGAAAAAGTTATTAAAGAAGCAAGATTTCAGCATTCTAGGCTTAACAAAGATAAAATCTTCCAATC